TACCGAGCGCGCCGACTGCCATCGTCACCAGGCCCTCGACCGTGTGGCGTCCGCCCATCATGCGGAGGAAGCCCCAGACGATGCCGATGGCAGCCAAAACCTTAAAAGTCGCAACGACAGCGTCTTTTACGGGCGTGACGCCTAGCGGGTCGGCGCCCTGGGCGTAAGCCATTCCAGCGACGGCGACAGTGAGCGCCAGCGCGGTCAGCATGACCTGGACGGTGCGGCTGGTGTTAGCGGGGAGCGTCAGCATTGGGTTCTCCAAGGGTTAAAGTCAGGACGGGGGTAGGACCGGACGGCGGACCGTCAGCCGATGCCGGCACAGGAGGAACGGCCTGCCGCGCAGTGCATTGGACGAGTGCCCAGGCGTCCCAGGCCGGCGCGCAGAGCGGCGGTGCGGGAGGCTCCTGGGGCATGGGGAATGGGGCGGGCAGCCCGGCTTGCTGCGTCCGCACGCGGTTCAGCACCTGCTCGACGCCGGTCGCATAGGCAGCACCGCGCTCAATGCCCCCGGTGTTGTAGCGGCGCAGCCCGAGCGCCCAGACCGCTTGCACGTCGGCAGCGTAGTGGTCAGCGCCGGCCCGCATGTTCCGACAGGCGTCAAAAGCGGCCTCGACGGTCAGGCCATGGCGGGCGAGCTGGGTGGAGTTGATCTGCATTAAGCCGAGGTCGATGGATCGACCTTGTGCGAGCAGTGCGTTGGCCCGTGCGGCGGCTTCCTGTGGCGTTGCGGAGTGGATCGCGGCAGCCGGCAGGCCGCGGGCGCGGTCAGCATTGACGCCGATGACGAGAGCATCACCGCCGCTCTCGTGGATCGCGATGGCTGCAAGCCGCCTGGCGAACTCGCTGCCCGGCTCGGCCCGGCCGCAACGCTGGTCCTGGGCCACCCTCTGCGCGTCGTCAAACGTGAGAGAGGCGGCGTGCCCTGCAACCGGAACGACAGCCAGCGCGCAAAGCGCAATGAAGACGACTTCACTCCGGCAGCCTGCAATGCGTTGCATTTTTAGCCCCAACCTACGATGGCTAGAAACCTATAACCTGTAGGCTATAGAATGCAAGCGCAGATTGACGGCTCGTATCCCTCTTCGCGCCGTCGGGGAGCCGCTAGGGGATTGTATCGTCCGGGGCGATCAGCTCCGCCACCTTCACGCCAAGGTACGCGGCCAATGCCTTGAGCGTGCGCAGCTTAGGGTTGGCCTTCTCCGTTTCGAGTTCGCTGATAAGGTTTTGGGACAGGCCGGCCCTATATGCCAGCTGCACCTGACTTTCACCGCGCGCCTCGCGAAGACGGCGCAGGTTCCTGGCCAGGTTGCGGCATTCCGATGGATCAGGGTTTTCATCCTTTGACGAGGGCTGTCCGTGGTCTGATCCGCTCATTCCCGCATCATGCCAGGATTGTGCGTTGCGCGGCAACCTTACGGCGCTGAAGCGCGCTCCGCACAATCGGTGTTGACAAGGCCATTCCCGCTGAAAGAACCTCTTGTGTGTCTGACGGTCATTCACCATACTGCCCCTATGGCAATCGTATCAGAGTCGGTCAGGGTGTTTGCGAATGGGTTCTATATTCCCTCTTCGCGGGGCTTTGTCGTCGCCCGCACGATACGTGAGAAGGACCCCACGCTGCTGCCGCGCGACCCCGTGGGGCGCAACCTAGGTACCCATCTGTTGCCGCCTCACATTGTCAATCTGATGCTCGGTCTGGCGATAGGCGATCCCATCGCTAAGGTGGCCAAGCAGGTGAAAGCTTGTCGTCTGGCTGCTTATCATACTCCATTGAATGTGGTTCTGGACGATGCAGCAAACTCTCAGCCGATCCTTGGTAGACAAAACCTGGGCCTTGATCTTGACGACATCGTAGATTGTCTGGCTCGTCCGTCCGTAGAGGCGGATGAGCTGCGTGGCAGGTTGAGTGGATCGCTCCTGATCACTCTGTTTGTTGGCGACCCCGTGCCTATGAGGGTCGAAAATATCGAAACACGCCAGCTTGACCTCTACTATCCCACAAGGTCCGTTGGACAAGTCGAGCTAAACGGCGAAGAAACCTTCCAGTTTCAGGGAAGGAAATATCCAGTCACTCCCTTGCATCGGGAAGTTCATCTTCGGCTTCACCACTTCGAATTGGCAGCAGCGCTCTGGGCAGATAGCCTGAAGCGTGGTGCCGTCTATACCCCGTCACTTCTGGACCCTATGCATAGACTATGACGATGAAGATGAAGTAGATGGCAACGGGCGCGGAAGCAATCCAGGTGGTGGCGAAGGTGACAGGCAAGCGGCCTGGACCCGTTGGCCGTGCTGCGCGTTCCTTGCGGGAAGCCAGGTGTGACCTGTGGCCTCAGGCTGCACCAGGTGGCGGAAAGAACTCCAGCCATGTCAGACCGAAGCATCTGGTTAATCTGGGCGTCGCCCTGGCCGTCGCGGACCCACTGACGGAATCTGCTCAGCAGATAGGCGCGTTCACAAGCCTCGTGGCCGGACCAGCCCACTTCTCAACGGATGGGCCGGTAGCCGAGGTGATCACCAAGTGGAAACGCATCGTAGGCGCCGGGGAGCGGCACATGATACTCGGTGACACACTTGGAGAGGCATTGGCTGGTTTGGTAGATTGGCTAAGCCGTCCCGAAGGCGCCGAACTCGGCTCTGTATGCAAGGGAATAAACGTTGAGTTGAAGCAGCAGGACGGCTGCGATCCATCTGCCGTTCTGTCGTACTTCGGAGACGAACCAAAGAACGGGGACAACTGGGACAACTTTAGTACGTACGCCCCGCACAACCGCATGTCTGCCGATCAGGTTCACGCAGCCGAGTTGCGCGCACCTGGCGCCATAGAGCGGACTACGCTGCTGCCGCTTGGCCTGTTCAAGACATTGGCTGACCTCTGGACCGACACTAAGGCCGCAGAGGGTCGTGCCACCGCCATGCGGCATTCTCAAAATCGGCGTTGACAATGCCGATTCCGCTAAGGCACCACTCACGCATCCTGCCCTACTAGGGCGATACCTCATCATCGTAACCGCGTAACGAACCCGCCCCTGCCCATGCTGCAGCGGGTTTCCTTTGCTGCCAGGATGCGGACATGCCCACCCGTCCGCATGTCCATCGCCCCACGCACATACTGTCACCCGTGCAAGCGCGCAAGCAATACGATGCCTGGCGCGGATCGCCGGCTGAGCGTGGTTACGGGCGTGATTGGCAGAAGGTTCGCGCCGCCGTGCTGGCTGACGAGCCGCTGTGCCGCGCCTGCATGAAGCGGGGGCGTGTGACTGAGGCGAACGAGGTGCATCACGAGCTGCCGATCTGTGATCGGCCTGATCTGAGGCTGGTGCGTTCGAATCTTTGGCCACTTTGCAAGTCGTGCCATTCGTCCATAACGGCACGCGAACAGACACCTCGAACGATGCGATAAGCCAGGCAAACACTTGTAAACGCGCTTAATTCAGCTATAATGGAGCGGTCCGGCAAGGTGCTGTCACACCTTGCCGGACCTAACCACTCGCTGGAGATGCAGCGCAATGGCTGATATGGATGTTACGCGAGACGCTACCCTTGCGCCACCACGCAGATACAACAAGCGTCTTACTCGTGTGTTCCATTGCGAAGGATGCGAGACGCAGATCGCGACAAAGAGGGACGATCAGCGGTTCTGCTCGGCGGATTGCCACAACCTTTATCAGCAGCGAGTGTTGCCAGCCTGCGAAGAATGTGGGCAGAAGTTCAAGGCTTGTCCACGCAGTTCATTGATGATCGCCGAAGGCCGCTGGCAGCGGTTCTGTTCTCGCAAGTGTCAGGGGCAGGCACGAAGCCGCAATGCCACATCAAGGCATGGCCGGCAGCAACTTGTGTCAGCCTTGATGAGCCCGCAGCAGCGTCTTGTGACGCTCCTAAGAAGCCGACGTTCGTGTTTGACCTGTGAGAACGCTTTTCTTCCGAGCCGAACAGATCAGCTCTACTGCAAAGAACGCACGTGCCAGTTGGCTCGCATACGTGAGCGATCAAACGCCGACAGTCTGGCAAGACAGTTATCGCGACCTGAGCGAGTCTGTGCGCGCTGTCTGAAACCATTTGCACCCATCGCGCAACGCAGGAGTTACTGTTCCAAGCATTGTGGTCGTCGAGCGAATAAGGAAAACACGCGGAGCCACCAAGATCGCGCCCGGCGTTTTGGTGTGGCAAGAGAGGCAATCAATCGGCTTGCCGTATTCAGACGTGATGGTTGGCGCTGCCAAATCTGCGGCATCAAAACACCACAGCGCCTGTTAGGCGGCAAGACTGACTGCGCGCCTGAACTAGATCATCAAGTGCCTCTCTCCGGTGGTGGTGGGCACATATACGAAAACGTTCAATGCGCCTGCCGTCAGTGCAATTCAGCAAAGGGTGCGGGTCGCCCAGTAGGACAGTTGGATCTGTTCCCCGTTCCTCCTGGCGTCCAGAGGTCTTATATCCTGCGATGCACCCCCTAGGCGTCCAACTATCACGGGGCCGTGAGCTGCTGCGCACCGCGACCCCGCCAAATTTCTGTGCTCACGGCCAAAAGTTCCAACAAGTTAAATTTGAGGCCAGGATGCAGCGAGGGAACAAACCAGCCCTTCCGTCCACCAAGCTGGCCCGCGGCACCTTCCAGCCGCATCGCGACGGCCACAACGTCGAACTGATTGAGCCGGATGCGCTGCCGCAGCAGCCGGACTGGTTGACGGACGCGGGCCGGCAAGTTTGGCTGGATGATATCGGGCGTGTCTCGTCAGTGCGGCTGGCAAACGAGCGCGATAGTACGATGTTCGCGACCTACTGCAACCTGCAAGGCGCCATCGTGCAGGCATGGCGAGCAGGCGAGGTTCCACCCGCTGCGCATCTGATGGAAGCGCGTAAGATGGCCGAGCAATTCGGTCTGTTCGGCGCCAAGAGCCGGCTGACAAAGGCTTCCGATGGCCCGAAATCAAACGGCAACCCGTTCACCAAGACCCGAGCCTGAACCGCTCACTCACGCCCGTGATTATGCGGGCATCGCCAACACCTACGCCGAGGATGTGGGCGCCGGACACGTTGTTGCTTGCAAGTGGGTGAAACTTGCTTGCCAGCGGCACCTTGAGGACCGGAAACGGTGGCCTGGTGGATCGCAGAAGGCTGCGAAGGGTCCCTACTATTTTGATCTATGGCACGCTGCCGACCCTTGCGACTTCGCGGAACTGCTACCGCACATTGAGGGCCGGTGGGCGACGCCGACCATCACGCTGGAACCCTGGCAAATCTTCTGCCTGGCTGTGATCTTCGGCTGGCGACGCAAGGCTGACGGTGGGCGGCGGTTCAGCAAGACCTACCTGGAGGTCGCCCGCAAGAACGCCAAGAGCACCATCGCGGCGGTCGTCACGCTCTACTGCTTTACGAAAGAGGATGAGCCGGCCCCCTACGTCATGATCGGGGCCACAACCGGCGCGCAGGCGCAGAAGGTGTTCCACCCTGCTAAGATGATGGCGCAGAAGACACCGGCTCTGTGCGAAGCCTTCGGCCTCAAACTCTGGTCCAAGAGCATTACGGAAACCGGCGGTGGCTACGTCCAGACAATCAACAGCAAGGGCAGCACCCAGGACGGTCACAACCCGCACCTCGGCGTACTAGACGAGCTGCACGCCCACAAGGATCGTGCCTTGTATGACGTGTTGGATTCCGCGTTCGGTGCCCGGAAAAACCCCCTGCTGTGGATCATCACGACGGCCGGGTTTGATACGACTGGGGTGTGCTACGAGCAGCGCCTATTCGTGACCAAGGTTCTGGAACGGGTGGTAGAGGCCGAGCACTACTTCGGCATTATCTACACACTGGATGACAACGAGGCGGACGATGCGCGCCGCGGCGACCTAAATCCAGCGAGCTGGATCAAAGCTAATCCCAACCTCGGCGTTTCCGTCCAGTTGGCAAACATGGAAGCCGCAGCCACTGAGGCGCGTGCGCAGCCCGGCAAGCTCACCGAATTCTTGACAAAACGTCTAAATGTCTGGACGTCTGCAAGGGCCGGACATATCGGCATTGCCAAGTGGAAGGCGTGCGACGGCCCGGTTGATCTGGACGCATTGCGCGACCTACCGTGTTGGGGTGGATACGATCTCGGGTCCACGTCGGACCTTACCTCGTTCCGCTTGATCTGGTGGGTGGACGGCCGTCTCAAAACCTGGGGCTTGCGTTATCTGCCCGAAGCGGCGGTTGAGCCACGCACCACGCGGAACGCCGTGCCCTACGCCCGCTGGCGGCATCAAGCCTTCATGGGGCGTCCGCTGCTGACCGTGACGCCGGGCGACGTGACTGACTACGCTTACATTGAGAAGGACATCCGCTGGGCGCTGGCCACGTTCCGCATCCAGGCCCTCGGCTTCGATAGCTGGAACAGCCAGGACCTCAACAGCCGGCTGATGGCGGACGGGGCGCCTTTGGTTGAGGTGCGGCAGGGGCACGCATCGCTTGCCGGGCCAATGAAGGAACTGGATCGCGCTTACCTAAGCGGCCAGTTTGATCACGGCGGCGACGAGGTGCTGACCTGGTGCGCGAGTAACGTGGTGGCCCGACCTGACCACAACGACAACCTTGTGCCGTCCAAGCGGCTCAGCAGCGAGAAGATCGACGACTTCGCCGCGCTGCTGAATGCGATGGCCGTCTCGCACACTGCGGAAGCGGCAACGGTTTCAGTTTACGAGACAAGAGGCTTGACGGTCCTCAACTAAGCAGGGGTTACGCCGTTGTCCCTCCTGTCCCGCATCCTCGGCACTGAGCGCCCCATGCCCGTCATGCCGCGCGCCGAGCCGGTCATCACCACCAAGGCCGGCATGTTCACCGCAACTGACCCCGGCGCGGCAGGCTGGTCTGGCATCGGCGGCATCGGGCTGGGCGGGCTGGGTCTGTTGTCCAATACCGGGCAGCCGGTGAACCACCTGACCGCGCTGCAGGCGACGGCCGTCTATGCGTGCGTCAAGTGTTTGTCTGAGGACGTTGCCAAGCTGCCGCTGGTCATTCGGCGGCGGTTGCGGGGCGGCGGGTATAAGACGGATACTGATCACCCGTTGAACCGGCTGTTTCGCACCCCGAATGCTTGGCAGACATCGTTCTCGTTCTGGGCCTTTGTGGTTTCGGCGCTCGCATTGCGCGGCAATTCGTACATCGTGATCTTGCGAGACTTGGGGGGGGTGCCGCGAAGGCTCATCCCGATCAATCCCGACCAGGTGAGTGTGTTCGTCTCGCCGGCAGGATCGTTGTTCTACCACGTCTCGCACCCCCTGGTGGGCGACGGTGTGACGGTGCATTCCGACGACATGGTGCATCTGCGAAATCCGCACGCGATGATGGGCAACGGCGTCATGGGCATGTCGCCTATCATGGCCGGGCAGGAGGCAATCGGGCTTTCGCTGGCCACGCAGCAGCATGGTGGGACGCTGTTCCGGCAGGGTGCGCAGCTTTCGGGCGTTCTGCACACTGCGGGCACCCTGTCCCCGGAAGCGGTGCAGCGGGTCGCGCAGTCATGGCGTGATACGTATTCGGGCACCCAGAACGTCGGACGGGTTGCGGTGCTGGAGCAGGGGCTAGAGTTCACGCCGGTGGCAATGGACAACGAGGCGGCCCAATACCTGGGCCTACGCGGATTCCAGGTGCCGGAAATCTGTCGCATCTGGCGAATACCGCCGCACAAGATATTTGACCTGTCCCGCAGCACGTTCAGTAACATTGAGAACATGGGCCAGGACTACATCAACGATGCCCTTATGCCGATATGCGTTCAAATAGAACAGCAGTGTGAGGCTGATCTTCTATTTGAGAGAGAGCGCGACGACTACACGATTTCCTTTGACTTCGACGCCCTTCTCCGGGGCGATACGCTCACGCGCTACAATGCTTATGCAATTGCACTGACGCACGGGTGGATGAACCGCAACAGCGTCCGCATTGCTGAGAACCAGACGCCGGACATTCCAGGCGGGGACACATACCTGACGCAGCTCAACATGGGATCGTCGGGAACAAAGCCTGGCGACACGCGCGGGGCACCGAACACGAACCCGGCCGCGGCAGAGCCTGAGCCATCGGAATCCGCGACTTAGACACGGGGCCTCGCCCATGCCGATCATCTCCACCCGCACCTTCAAGTCCCTAGCTCGTAAGGGCGAAAAGCCCCCAGCCGGCACCACGCTGCGCAAGCAACTGGTCGGCTCTGTGGAAGCACTGGGCGAACGCGCGCTGCGCTTCACGATCAGCACGGCAACGCCCGACCGTGAGGATGACATCATAGATCAGGCGGGCTGGGACCTAGCCGGGTTTTTGAAGAACCCTGTCGTCCTGTTTTCGCATGATCAGCTTGCCTATCCGATTGGCCGCGCAACCGATGTGCAGGTTGAGATGGGCGCACTCAAGGCGACAGTTGAGTTCGTGCCGGCTGACGTTCCCGAGGCGGGGCCGCGTGCCGAAGCTGTGTATCAGCTTTGCCGGCAGGGCTTCTTGTTTGCCACCTCAGTCGGCTTCCGCCCGCTGGACTGGGAAATACCGCAAGGCGAGGGCGCCCGAGGCGACGACTGGTGGCCAGGCATAAACTACAGCCGTCAAGAGCTTTTGGAATTTTCGGTAGTGAACATTCCTTGCAATGCCGAAGCGCTCATTGACCCGCAAACGGTCATCATCTCGCCGGGTAACGACATGCCGCCTATCGGCAACCCGCCCCCAGTGGTGCTGGACGCTGCCACCATCGCGGCCGTGAAAGCCGCTGAAGCCGCCGCCGAGCGCGCCGAGGCAGCCTGCACGAAGGCGCAGGAAGCCGAGCGGCAAGCGCAAGCCGCAGCCAAGAGCGCCGACTTGCGCCGCCGCATTCGGGACGCCCTGGCGGCCTGACTGCCCCACCTACCGGCTCCATCCCGGAGCCGCGCCCTCATTAGCCGCCTGGGCAGCGGTTGACGCAGCGCCATGAGAGCGCCGCATCCCTTGATGGAGTCCACCCCGATGAAGCTACATGACCTCAAGGCGCAGCGGGCCGACAAGCTGCGCACCAAGCTCGACATCGCCACCAAGCTGCGCGTCATAGCAGAGAAGGACGATGGGCCGGACGGCCCGTCCGTTGAGGACGTGTCCGATGCGGACAACATGCGCGCCCAGCTCGCGCAGATTAACGCCGACGTGTCCGCGATGGACGTGCGGATCAGCGACATCGAAGGTTTCATCTCCGCGCAGGCCGAGGCCGCGCAGCAGGTGGACGCCATCAACGACGATGCCCCCGCCGATGTGGCCGGCGACGGCGACGCGGGGGCTGGCGACACGGGCGCGGCGTCGTTTCGCGCAGGCGTTCCGGTGCAACTCAAGAACGGTCGCGTCCCGGCCCAAGCTCGCGTTCCTGAACCCCTCGGCTTCAAGGCCGCCCGGTTCGTAATCGGCGTGCTGGCCGCCAAGACGCTGGGCCAACGCGGCGCCGCCGACCTCATCAGCAAGCGCTTCGGTGACGCCGAAGTGGCAAAGGCGCTGAACACCACGGGCGCCGCCACCGGCGGCGCGCTGATCCCGCAGGCGTTCTCAAACGAGATCATTGAGCTGCTGCGCGCCCGCACGGTCGTGCGCGGCCTTGATCCCGTCATCTATCCGATGCAGTCGGGCAACCTGACCATCCCGCGGCAGGCGGCCGGCGCGCAGTCTGGCTACCAGGGCGAGCTGGACGACATCGCGCTCACGCAGGCGACGTTCGACGACCTGCAGTTGAACGCGAAGAAGCTGGTCACGATGACGAGTGCTTCGAACGATCTGATCCGCCGCGTGCCTTTTGGCATTGAGAACATCATCCGCGACGACCTGCTGCAGAGCATCGCCCGCCGCGAGGATCTGGCCTTCCTGATCGGTGACGGCTCCGGCGGCTCGCCCGTGGGCTTGCTCAACCAGTGCAGCGCACAGAACAAACTGATCGCCAACCCGCTCATTGACCCCAACGACAACGGCAAGACGCTGGCCCAGGTTGTCGGCGTGCTGAACGGCTTGGAACTCACGCTTGAGATGGGCATGAGCAACATGATCCGCCCCGCGTGGATTACCTCGCCCCAGGTGACAAAGTTCCTCATGGGCCTGCAGAACGCGGTCGGCGGCATGTTCGTGTTCCAGGACGAGCTGGCCCAGGGCAAGTTGCGCAGCCTGCCCATTGCAACGACCCAGCAACTGCCGACGAACCTCAACACCGGCACGGCGGGGGCGCCGGTCAACAACGGCTCCTTCCTGTTCCTCGTGGACATGGCTGACGTGATCTTGGCGGAGACGTTTGGCGTCACTGTTGAGGCGTCCGACGTGGCTTCCTTCAAGGACAGTGGGGGCAATACTGTGAACGCTTTCCAGCGCGACTTGAGCGTATTCCGCGTGATCACCGAGCACGACCTTGGGCTTCGTCACCAGCCGTCCCTTGCGGTGGCAGTGCTGCCGGGCTGGGCGCCGGCTGGCTACAACGGGTTCGGCCCGGGTGCTGCGTTCGCCGTGCAGCCGCTCAACACGCTGGGCAGCGCGGCGCCGAGCACGGGAGCAACTAATTCTCCAAGTGGGAGCAATAACCCTGGCAATTCCAGCGCTGCTGTACCTGGCGGCACTTTGCCCGGACGCGCTTCTTAATGGTTTTGCTTACTCAAATACACATGCTATAGTGCGGATAGGTAGACCGTTACAGCGGTCCACCCATCCTGACCACACCTTGCGTAGGAGCGCACGGCATTGGCTGACCACGATCTTAACACGAAGCTCTGCAAGGGCTGCAACTTACAGCAGTCAAAGACGCATTTCTTTAACGCTTCGGCAGCACCAGACGGGTTGCAGCGTCGTTGCAAGACCTGCATGAAGGCAAGCAAGCGAGAGGACTACTATCGCAATCTTGAAAAGTCCCGTGCGCGGGAGAGGGCGCGAGTTCGCAACAAAGATCAGTTGCGGCAGGCGTCTGCACGATGGCGGGAGCGGCATCCGGAACTGTTTAAATCTCGGATAGCTGCTTGGACACAGCGAAATAGGGTCAAACGCAACGCGACTATCAAAGCGTGGAAGGCTGCCAACCCGGAAAAGATGCGGGAAATGGACGCGCGGCGTCGTGCCTCAAAGGTTAATGCGCCTGGCAACGGCTGGACCGTCGAGGATGTGGCTGCAATACGCTTGGCGCAGAAGAATAAATGCGCCATTTGCCGCGTGACCTTGGGTAAGCGCATCCACCGCGATCACATAGTCCCGCTGTTCAGGGGCGGTGCGCACTGCCGTCGTAACCTTCAGCTCCTATGCGAGCCATGCAACCTGTCCAAGGGCGCCCGCGACCCAATAGACCATGCCCGCACGTTGGGCTTGCTGCTCTAGCCCAATTCCACCAACCCGCCGGGGCCTAGCCCGGCCCACTTGAAAGGCGTTCCATGCCCCCCGCCGTCACCACATCTGCGCCCAGCACGGCAACACCCCAGGCAGCCGCAGACGCGCTCAGGTCCGCACCGAACTCGCCCGCGTTTGTCGAGACTACGGTCACGACCGCAGCCGCCGTCATGGAGCCGGGAAGCGCCTTGCCGCAGGGCGAGATGATGAACGTGCTGATGCGGCGTTCGGTGCCGCAGCTCAAGGCCATCGCCGGGCAGCAGCAGGGCTTTCCCGAGGCCATCGCGCGCCGCCTGATTGCAGCAGGCGCCGCCGTGCTGCCGCTTGGCCGCGTCGTGTCCGCCTCCTCCATCATCCGCAAGTAATTCGCGCCGGCCCACCGCGCACCAACAGGAGCACCGCCCATGTCCGACACCGATCCGAACGCAATCCCCGCGGCTGCCTACCGTACTGCCGCCGAAGTTGCAGGCGACAAGATGAAGCCGATGCCGGCTGAGACGCAGGGTGACGCCCGCAACGGCCTGACCCGCGTGCTGGGGCTGCAAGAGATCGCCGGCAGCACCGCCCCGTCTCGTTTCGACGGCAAGCCCGTGCCGCATGTGTTCGGCCCGGGTCAGAACCCCGTTGACCCCGTAGCGGCCGGCTTGGACACACGCCTGATCGGTCACACGGCGGACGCCAACCACGTCATCACCCAAACCGGCGAGGCCGGTTCGGGAATGCGGCCGTTCACCTACGTGCAGCACACCGGCCCCGAAATGGTGCCGCAGTCCGCGCCCGCAGACGGCCAGCACGTGACGGTTGAGGCGCCGAAGGCCAAGGATACGGGTCCGGTTCCGCCGGCCGCTTCCAAGGTCAGCGACCAGCCCGTCCCCACCAACGGCGGCCCGCAAGACGCGCAGCCGGCGGCCAAGCCGGCGGCGGCATCGCCCGCTCCGCAGCCTGCGCCCGCTGCAAAGCCCGCCGCCTAACGCCACTCCGCCAGTCCGTTCGTCGTGCTGTCCACTCTGCGCGTGGTGACGCCGCCAGCGTCACCCGCCGTCGCACTAGCCACTGTGCGCCAGCACGTTCGGGTGGACACCACTGACGATGACGATCTGCTGGGCCTATATCTTGATAGCGCCACGCAGACTGTCGAAACGTTCCTGGGCCGGGCGCTGATCACCACAACCCTGTCCTGGGACGTGATGGATGCGCCGCTCAACAACGTCCCGATGATCCCGGCTGGCAACCTGTTCGTCCTGCCGCTGGCCTTCTCTGGGCTGAGCCTCGCGGGCCGCGCCTTGGAGCTGCCCCGTGCGCCGGTGCAGGAAGTGCTCAGCTTCCGCATGGGCATCGGCGCGGATGCGGTGGACATCGCTGCTGACCGCTATAGTCAAGACCTCGGGCAGGACCCGGCGCGGTTGCGGCTGCTCAACGGGCTGTCGCTTTTGGGCAATCTCTACGGCTCGCCGGGCTTCAGCGTCACGTTCCGGGCGGGCTACGGCGACGATCCCTCCGCCATTCCAGCACCGATCCGGCACGCGCTCCTGCTGATGACCAGCTATGGGTATGAGCGCCGCGGCGACGACGGCGGCGAGATGCCCAGCGTGGTTGAGCGGCTGCTGTGGCCTTACCGTATGATGACGTTCGGTGGCTGACCAAGAGGATGCGGGGCTAGAGATTGGCCGGCTGCGCTGGCTCGTCACGTTGGCCTCCCGTGTGCAGACGCCCGACCCTGCTGGCCCTGGTGTGTTGGAAACGACGACTGCGCCAGTGATGGTCCATGCCGACGTGCAGGCCGTGGGCGCGCTGACGTTCTACGGCGGCGAGGACACCGGCGCCCCGTTCACGCATCGCATCTTCATGCGCTGGCATGACTACCTTGACCAAACCAAGGCCGTGCTGCGGACCACGACAAGGCTGGATGGCACGCCGCGCGCTGAAGTGTTCCGGGTCAAGCAGATCAAGGAGCTGGGTGGGCGCAAGCGGTTCGTCGTCGTCGAGTGCGTGCTGGAGAAGGCAAAATGATCCGTCTCCAGATCACCGCCCCCAGCGTCGCGCTAGTCTACGAGAAGCGCCGTCTGAAGAAGTTGATGCGCCAGGCCGGCGCCGAAGTTGCCGCAGTCGCTCGCGCGCTGATCCGCCGCAGTGAGGGCGGAGGCAACACCTACACCCGAGATGGGCGCAAATACCAAGCCAGCATGCCAGGCGATGCCCCTGTCAAGGTCACGGGCGACTTGCTGCGCGGCATCAAGGTCCGGCCCTTCAAATCCGGCGAGGGTGTAGCGATCCGCGACACCGTGTTCTACGCCCTGTTTTTGGAGGCGGGCGCGAAGGGTGGCGGTCGGAAGGGTGGCAAAGGCGCGCGCAACAAGCGCGGCGCCCCGCAGACATCCCGAGTGCTGCAACCCCGTCCGTTCTTATCCTTGGCCCTGGCACAGCGGCAGGAAAGCATCGGCCAGCGGCTGCGCGACAGCATCGTGCAGGACATCGCGTTCAAACGGCTGAAGGCGTGAGCCGACAATCGGCGCCGCCACGCCCGCAGCCTAAGCCTATGCCGGGCGGGACGGCAGGTTTGTCAGATGAAGGCGTGAGTTGCGAACCCGTTTGGTCATTTTTCTCCACTTTTTTGGAGCCGGATGAGCAACCCCATGCGCGGCGAGAACGGGCCGCCAAAGGGTTGCGAGCAATTTGGCGGGCCATCTTTTCGCCAGAACCGCCGCATCGCTTAGACGGCTTCTACATAGCGATGCGTATAAGGCTTGCGGGACTAACTTTGGAGCAGGCAGCGGCAGAGCGTTCCGAACAGAACCTTGCAAGGATAGATGCCTGGTGCAGAGGCGAGAGGTTCCCTTTTTGAGCATCGCCCTCTCGCCGTCAAAAAGAGTGACACGTAAGCCGCCACCCATGCTGATCGTCTACCGTGGCTGGTTTGTGACTGCCGAACGTCCGGTGGCGGTTGATGTTCTGCTACGCTGGGATCGCTTGCACGGTCGTATTCCCTCACGCCCTTGGTGGCGCAATCTCTGCAAGCGGTGGGTGCGGCAATGGACCTGAACGCCGCCATCATGCAGCTCCGCCGCCAAGCGCCAATCTTCGGCGGCGATCCCATCACTGGCAAAAATGGCCGCGTGGCCGGTGCCGCCGACTTCGCGCAGGCGATCGAAGATCAGGCGTGGATGGATCTGCCTGCTGCGTACGTGATCCCGTTAGACGAGGACTCCGACGAGAACCCACCCGGCCCCGGTCTAGACCAGCACATCACCGAGCGGATCGGCGTCATCGTTGAGTTGGACAACACCGCTGACCGCCGCGGTCAGGCTCCCGCTGCACAGCTTCACGACGTCCGGACGGCCGTGTTCGCAGCTTTGCTGAACTGGCGCATTGACCCGGTATCTGCTGCTCAGGGTCTTGCTTATGGCGGTGGACGCCTTCTGCAGCTCGACCGCGCCCGGCTGTTCTTCCAGTGGGAATTCACCCTCCACCGCCTGCTAACCGATGCGGACGGTTGGCAAGAGCCGACGCCCGACTTTGCCGAAGTGGACGTACGCGTCCGCGATGATGGCCACCTGATCGGGCCTGAACTGCACATTCTGCTGCCCCAATAGGAGCCTGCCCCATGTTCGTCAGACCTGCGCCCGGCATCAAGGTCCGGCGACACGACACGCTCACGCTTCTGCCACTGGAAGGCGAGGAAGTGCCCGACATGGCGTGGTGCCAGCGTCGCCTGCGCGACAAGGACGTGGTGGAGGGCGCGGCGCCTGTTGAGACGGCGCCCATGGAGGCTGAGCCTTCGGCCACCTCCGTCCAGGAGAAGCGCAAGTGACTATTACGTTCCAGCACTATCCGGACACGAACCGCGTCCCGGGCGTCTATGCCGAGATTGATCCGTCCCGCGCAAACCGTGGCCGGATCAACCTCCGTTCGCTGCTGATCGGGCAAGTGCTGCCTGGCAGCGCGCTTGAGCCTGATGTCCCGGTGATCTGCGAGGGCGCGAACTGGACCAAGGCGAACGCTGGCGCCGGTTCCATGCTCGCCTTGATGGCGAAGCAGTATCGCAACCGCGACACGTTCGGGGAGCTGTGGCTGCTGCCGCTGGCGGACAACACAGCATCCGCCACGGCCATCGGCAGCGTTACCTTTGCGGGCACGGCGACGGCAGGCGGCACGGTCTCGGCCTACATCGGCGGGCAGCGTATCCAGGCACTGGTTGCCATCGGCATGACAGCCGACTTGGTTGCCGCATCTCTGGTTGCCGCTTGCGTTGCACAGGCCGACTTGCCGGTGTCCGCCTCTGCGACGGATGTGCTTGCGATCTTTGAGGCCAAGCACGCGGGCGCCGCCGGTAACGAGATTGACTTGCGGCTGAACTACTTGGGCAGCCGGGGTGGCGAGTTGCTGCCGCCCGGCATCACCGCCACCGTCTCACCGATGTCCGGCGGCACTGCGGCGCCGGACATGACGAACGCCCTACTGAACCTGGCTGAAACGCCATTCGACTACATCGCGCTGCCCTACACTGACACGGCCAGCCTTGCAGCAATGCAGGCTCTTATGGCAGATGACATAGGCCGGTGGGCCTGGAACCGCATGATTTATGGCCATGTGTTCGCTGCCTACAGGGGCAGCATCGGTCGGCTGACGACACTTGGCGTTACTCGGAATGATCCGCACACCAGCATCATGGGCTTTGCGGACAGCCCGACCCCGGCATGGTTGTGGGCCGCCGATCTGACCGCCGCGTGCGCCTCCTCGCTGCGCGATGACCCGACGTTGCCTCTGCAGACAATCCCGCTCGGTGTGCTGCCGCCGCCGGTGCAGAGCCAGTTTGTGCAGGGCGACCGCAACACGCTGCTTTATGACGGGATCGGCACGTTTTCAGTAGGCACTGGCGGGCAGGTCCAGATTGAGCGCGTCGTCACGACCTACCAGACGAATGCCTCTGGCTCGCCGGATGACAGCTATCTTGATGTGGAGACGATGGCGACGCTGGCCTATGTTTGCCGCGACCTCCGCACCTACCTATCCACGCAGTTCGCTCGCAAGAAGATCGTCTCTGACGCCACTCGCGTGACCGGCCCGAACATCACCAGTCCCCTCGTGATCCGCGCCAGCGTCATCAGCCGCTACCGGCTGAAGGAGCAGCAAGGATACGTGCAGAACAGCGCGATCTTTGCGGCGCAGGTGCAGGTGGAAGCCGCTGGTAGCGGCTTGGTGAAGATTCTGTGGCCGGGCGATCTCGTAGGCCAGCTAAGGCAACTGGCCATTTTGGTTCAGTTCCAAAAAAGCACTTAACGGAGCAGGCACATGGCCGACACATCAAAACGGCTGGCCGGCATCGCCAGCTTCACCATCGAAGGCACCGCTTACCAGCTCGTGGGCGACCTCACCTATGCCACCAGCACCCGCGAGCGCGAGAGCCTCATGGGAATGGACGGCTACCACGGATATTCCGAGAAGTTCGTCCCCGGCTACATCGCCATGAAGGTGCGCGACAACGCCGCCATCAACACGTCCTCGTTCACCGACATGACCGATGTGACGGTGGTCGCGATCACGAGCAACGGGAAGTCCGTTGCCGGGCAGCAGATGGTCAACATGAAGGCCGTCGAGATCAACGCCATGGAGGGCACCTTCGACTTGCGGTTTGAAGGCCCGGACGTGTCGGAAACCTTGTGATGAGCGACACCACGGCAATGCCGGTTCGCCCGGTGTGGACGATCACGCTGGTTGATCCGGTGGCCTATCAGGGCGGCAGCTTCTCAGAGTTGAAGTTGCGCGAGCCGACCATGGGCGAACTCAACAAGGCGCTGGCTGAACTCGGTGCGTCTGGGACGCAGCAGCAGCAGAACAACATGCAGATCGTGCTGGTGTCGCTTGTATCCGGCGTGCATCGAGCCGTCGTGGAGCGGATGCCCTGGCCGGTGGTGGTCGGTGCCGCAGACTGGTGCATGTCTTTTACCGCCGCTGCCCCAGCAACGCCCCCGAGCTAGGCGCGCAGCTCACCAAATTCTATGCGTGGCCGCCCACTGCGGCGGCTGACTTGACGGGGCCGGAACTGGTCTGGTGGTGCCAGCAGGCTAACCGGATGGCGAAGGGGTAGGGGTACAACATCACCATTATGTCGTTGCGTCATGCGCTAGGTGCATGGTATTGTTTGCGTATGCCGCATAAGAACCGTGATGAACGTCGTGCTTACTTTCGCAAATGGGCTGCTGATAATCCCGAGAAGATAGCATCCTACAGCGCTGTGTCCCTGGAGAGAGCGAAAGCAACTCCTGAGTTGGCAGAGAGCTTCCGTCAGAGATCTGTAGAGAGAGTGGCAAAGTGGCGTGCGGCTAACCGCGCTAAGGTCAACGAAGCTGCCAAATTAGCACGTAAGGCTAATCCGGAAAAACACAAGCTTGCGCTTGCTAAGCATATTGAGGCAAACCGAGATAAGATTAATGCTAGAAATAGTGCAAATAGAAAGGAAAACCGGGCTTTAACAAGAGCAAAAAGCACCGCGGATGGGAAGCGGCATTATCATTCTAACGTGAATAATAGAATTTCGCAAAACTTACGTGTTAGAATGAGACATGCCTTGAACTACCAGTCTGTCAAGCGTCAGACGAGTGTATATGAGTTGGTTGGATGCACAATCTCGCAGCTTCGCTGCTATCTTGAAGGTATGTTTAAAGAAGGTATGTCGTGGGAGAATAGGCGGCTGTGGCACATTGATCACATAAAGCCATGTGCTTTGTTTGACTTGAGAGAATTAGATCGGCAGAAAGAATGCTTCCACTACACTAACCTCCAGCCGCTTTGGGCGGGGGAAAACATGAAAAAAGGCAAACGTCACGTCGTTGCCTGAAAGGAGGACTGATGGCTGCTGGGTATAGTGTAGTCATCAGTGCTTCGGATCGCGCTACCGCAACGATCAACAAGGTCAACGCGGCTCTGGCCGGCACGCTGGCCCCTGTTACGCGCCTGGGCGCCGCACTGTCAAAGCTGGGCGACACCACGGGCGCCAATCGCCTTGGCGCTGGCCTAGTGAACCTAGAGCGCCAGGCCGTCCGGGCCGCCGATGGCATGGCTCGCATTCTGCCGGCGCTGGGCGCCATCACGGGAGCAGCATCGCTGGCAGGGCTGGCCCGGCTCACGAATCAATGGGCTGAGTTCGGGGATAAACTCGGCTTTGCCTCGCAACGCATCGGCGTCAGCACTCAGCAGTTGCAGTCCCTGCAAGGCGCGGCACGGCTGGCCGGGGCGTCCAGCGAGGCGATGACGGGCGGGCTACGCGGGTTGCAGCAGACCTTGCAGGATGCTGTGGGCGGACGGAACAACGAGGCCGTCAGGTATTTCAACAAGCTCGGCCTGTCGTTCCGCGATGCCGACAATAACGCTCGCGGCGTCTTGGACGTGCTGCCCGAGTTGGCTGACAAGATCGCGGCCATTAAGAACCCGCAGTTGCAGGCGATGGTCGCCACGCAGATGTTCGGCAGCGCCGCCGAGGACCTGCTGCCGCTGCTGCGTCAGGGGTCGGCAGGGCTGCGCCGGTTGTCGGACGAGGCGGCGAAGTATGGCTTGATGACTGACGCGGGCCGCGAGAGTGCCCGCGGGTTTGCGGCGGCACAGGTACGGCTTGGCCTTGCCGTAGAAGGCTTGGGCGGCAAGGTCGCCGAGAAGTTGGTCCCGGTGCTGATCCCGCTGCTGGATCGCCTATCAGGCTGGATCGGCGCACATAGCGGCGAGATCGTTGCTTTCCTTGAGCGAGTGGGCACGGCGTTCGGTGCCTGGGTTAGCAACGGCGGCCTGCAAGCCACGCTGACCCGTCTGGGCGAGTTCGCCACGAAGGTGGACGGCATTGTGACCACCATTGCCAGTTGGCAGACGGCCGCCGAAGTCCTGCTTGCCTTCATGGCAGGCCGTTGGGCACTCGGCATGGTCGGCAGCATCGCGCGCGTGACGGGCGCCCTGGGCGACATGACGGGGGCGATGCCGAAGCCCGGCGTCGGCGCGTTCAAGCTGCTGGGCACGGCGGGAGTTGCAGGCGCGCTGGCGATGGACCTGAGCGGCGGCAAGACTGCCGATGATCAGAAGGCCAACAACACCGACAGCCTGATCGCCAAGCTGGGCCTCGCTATTGGCGGGGCGCTTGGCATGAAGTTTGATGCTGACGGAAAGTCGGAAGGGCTGCTGTCGCGGTGGGCTGGCGGTGGACGGGGGGCGGGAGGCGGTCCAGGCACTGGCAGCGGCTACGCGGGCGTAACTCCTGGCGAGGCGAACCGCGCTCGCCGACCCCAGAGCAGCCCGACCACGCGTACGTTTGACACGTCCCTGACCCCGCAGGCACGCGGCTTGCTGGATACCATCGCCGGCACGGAAAGCCCTGGCTACAACGTCATGTACGGCGGGCGTCGGTTCCTGAACATGAGTGAGCACCCGAACACTCCTGTGCCGATCACGTCCGGTCCAAACGCCGGCCAGACCAGCACCGCAGCAGGCCGCTATCAGTTCTTGAAAGGCACTTGGGACGAGGCCTCATCCGCCACTGGCGCCCGTGATTTCAGTCCGGCAAGCCAGGACAAAGCAGCTTGGTGGTTGGCGCAACGGGACTATAACCGCCGCACGGCTCGCGATCTTGCAGCGGACCTGCAATCCAGCGATCCGCGCGTCAAGGCCGGCATTGGCCAAGCGCTACACGGCACATGGACCTCGCTGCCGGGAGGTATAGAGGCCGGCACGAACAACGATCGTTTCACTCGCCAGTTGGATAGTGCAGTCGCGCGAAATCAGCTAGTTCCCGGCCCGCCCGTCGCCGGCCCTGCCGCCCCCGGCATTCAGCAGGCCGCCCCAGCTATCGCAGGTCGCGTTGCCGTTGACGTGACCCATCGTGGCGATCCTGGGAACACCTCCGTCCGCATCGGCACGTCTGGCGCAGCAGAACAGGATCGCCTGCGGATAGAACGTGCGCCGCTGCTGATGGGCATCCCGTAATGCCCTGGGATGACGACCTACAGCCCGCGTCTTGGCGCGGCATTCCCTTCGTGGTGTCGTCTGATCCGACCCGCGCTGGTCGCCAAGTCGCGGTGCATGGATACCCCTATCGAGAGGCGCAGCCAGTCTGGCAAGAGGACACGGGCCGCGCACCGCGCGAGTACGCCATCGCTGGATACATTCACGGCGACGATGTGGTGCAACAGCGCCAAGCCATGACAGACGCGGTGGATCAGCAGCCCGGCCCCGGCGAACTGGTCCACCCGTTCTACGGCAGTCTGAGCGTGGTGCTGATCCGGTTCGGTTGCTCGGCCCGCGCCGACCTCGGCCGGGTGGTTGAGCTGACTTTCGAGTTCGTCGAGGCGGGAGCGCAGGTCTATCCCGAGTCCACCGACGACACGGGCGCACAGGTAGACGGCGCGGCTGGCGACGCGCAGACCGCAGCATCGGCCGACTATGTCAACCGGACTGCGCCGCCGGGCCAGCAGGGCACCACGGCAGGCCGCTTGCTGGATACCGGCACGGTGACTGCGGTGGGGGTAGCCTGATGGCCGATCCCGCCATCCAGGACGCAGCAACGCTCGTCACGCAGGCTCTGGCTCTAACCCAAGACGCCGCCGCCGTGCTGAACAGCGCCTATGGCGTCCTGGGGCAGTTCGGGCGCTATGCTGCCCCGGTATCCACGCCAGGGCTGCTGATCGAGGCCGACGCTCTGGCCGCAGCCAATGCCGCCCGGCACGTCGTTTCAGTGGCCGGGGTTGGTCTGGCCGCGCAGGCCACGCTCCCGAGCGCTCCGGCGGCTGTGCAAGGCCTGCTAAACGCGGTGTCCAGCGCGATCATCGCGCCCGCCGACCGGCTACGCGCCTACACAATGCTGGCGCTGGTGCCTGGCACGAGCGCCTTGGCTGTCCTTGGTCGTCGGCTGTCTGTGATCGCTTTATGCCGCGCTGCCCGGGGCTACATCCCCAACAGCTTCGACGATGCGCAGGTCGTGCTGCAGGACACATGCGATGCCCTGGACCGTGAGATCACCGCGGCCGGCGATGCCGACGACGACGCCAGCTATGACGCCTTGCGTGCGCTGCGCCGAGCCGTGGTGGCGGACCTGACCGCCCGTGGCGCGTCCCTGGCGCCGCTGGTCACGCGGAGCTTCGCGGACACGCTGCCCGAGTTCGTTGTGGCGCAACTGCTTTACGGCGACGCGCGTCGGGCTGACGAAGTGGTGCGGCGTGTGGACCCGGTGCATCCGCTATTCCTGCCGACACGAGTGCAGGTGTTGGGCCGTTAGCTGCCGGGATGCCGGCCCGTTCCGTCCACCATGCTTTGGATGGGGAACCATGCTTGCACCGGCCCCATCCCACGTTTGTGGGCTTGCATGAAGGCGTAGCCATTCTCAACTTTCACTACGTCCCACGCCCCGCCTTCGGGTGCGGCCGGAAGGCAGGCCCCTTCGTTGATTAGGCGGTTCAGTCTCTCGCTGGTTGGTAGCACTCCAGCCGAGAACGCGAAGGCGATAGTCTTTGTTCTCTCTTGGTCTGGACAACCATAAACGAGCGGAACGCCTGGGGTGAAGCCTTGAGCAATCACGGGCAACGATGGCTGTGCCATCCATGCCTTTAAGTCTTCTTCATCGGCTCGCGCCGAAGTCGTCGCCAGTAGACCGAGCGCAATCCATGCTAGCCGCATCGTTTCCTCCATCATGGCTGTAAGTCATGCAGGGCTTTGCGGACGGGGGCAACCGAGTGTCCGATACGTCTGACGACACCCTTACCCTGGACCTTGACGGCCAGCGCTTGCTGGGTTGGCAGCGTATCAGGGTGACGCGCGGCATTGAGCGGATGCCCAGCGATTTTGACCTGGAAGCCACCGAACGCAGCCCAGACGGTAGCAAAGTGGCCGTGATCCCAGGAACCCCATGCACGGTTCGGATCGGTGGTGATGCTGTTGTGACCGGGTTCGTGGACCGTTACACGGCCAGCCTTGGTGTAGGGCAGCACCAGACGAACCTATCCGGTCGCAGCAAATGCGAGGACATCGTGGACTGCGCCGCCGTCTACCCCGGTGCGCAGATCAGCGCCGGAAGCGTGCTGCAGCTCGCCCAGGATTTGTGCAAGCCTTACAGCGTAACCGCTTCGGGTGAAGCCGGGCCAGCGGTGCCGCAGTTCAATCTCAACCTGGGCGAGACGGCTTGGGAGATCATTGACCGCGTGACGCGCTACGGGGCGCTGCTGGCCTATGACGCGCCAGACGGCAATTTGGTGTTGTCCAAGCTGGGCACGATCGTTCATACCAGCGGCTTTGAGCAGGGCGTGAACGTCCAGTCAGCGAACGTCGCGTATGGCATGGACCAGCGATACTCTGAGTATGTGTCCGCCTTCATGTCGGTGGATCGTCTGTCCGACGTTGGCGCTGGTGGGAACTTGCTTGGAACCGTGCGGGACGAGGGTGTCAAGCGGTTCCGGCGCCGGGTGATCGTGTCGGAACAGACGATCAACGGCCAGCCGCTCGCCTTGGCGCGAGCGACTTGGGAACGAAACCGCCGCTATGGCCGCAGTCAGGCGGTGACGGTGGTGTGCGACACCTGGCGGGACAGCGCCGGCCTGCTGTGGCAGCCAAACCAATTGGCCCCGGTGCATATCCCAGTGCTGAAGCTGTTGCGCCAGCAGTGGCTCATCAGCGAGGTGAGCTACGAGCGCGACGAACGCAACGGAACAACCGCCAGAGTGACGCTGATGCCGCGCGAGGCGTTTGAGGTGGAGCCAGTCGTGTTGCAGCCGTTCAGCATGGACCTGGATCAAGCCATCAACGACGCGAACAAGGGATCGGGTGCGCCGTCCGTTGCGCAAGCCAATAAGCCAGGGCCGGGCCACGCATGAGCGACGCGCACGGGCGGGCAATTGAGCGACTGTGGCGCCGGGTAGCAACGATGGTGGGGGTGGGTCGCATCACCGCAACCAACGACGCGGATGGTGTCCATAAGGTGCAGGTGCGGCTAGGCGCCGACGAACTGCGGGACAACACGCCCGTCGTCACGCTCTACGGCCTGCACAGCCATGCCCCGGTCGGGTCGGACGCCACGCTGCTGTTCATCGGTGGGGACCGTAGCAACGGCCTTGCCATCGGCACAGGAAATCAGGCCGCCCGGCCGCGGGGCACGATGCCCGGGGAGGTCGGCATGTACGACGACCAAGGTCAGGCTGTGTTCATGAGCCGCAGCGGCATTCGTGTCATCGGCGCCGGTCTGCAAGTGACGATCACTGGCACGCCAAAGGTGCGCCTGGAGTGCGACTTGGATGTGACAGGAGAGGTCAAAGCCATGTGCGACGGCGCCAGCGTCACGCTGTCTCAGCACCGCGGGCATAAGAGCGACGGCGGCCCGCCGACGCCGGGAACTTAGAAAGGCGCTGGCGGCCGACTCCGCCGGGTTATCAAGAGCCTCTTCGGCCCATTACTTCCGCGCCCAGCCGCCATGCAACACGCGGGTCCTTCCCCGCCGCCGCAGCGCGTGCAGCCTAATCCCTCCGCTGGGAGCACGCCATGCCCGACATCACCATCGCCTTCGACGGCCGCACGATCCGCGGCGACTTCGTGCTGACGGCGACTGACTTGCAGACCGGCGATGACCTGCAGACCTCAATTATCGTGTCTCTGTTCACCGAGCCGGGTTGGTGGGCGAACGCCTATGAACGGGATGCCTGGGGTTGCCGTCTGCTGGAGCTGCGCCGCGCCAAGCACACCAGGGAGACGCTCCTGCGTGCCCGGGACTACTGCCGGCAGGCGCTGGCATGGCTGATTGAGGATCGGGTGGCCGATGCCGTTGACGTGGCGACGGAGTGGCAGAACGACCGCCTCGCGGTCGGCATCAACGTCACGCAGGCCTCCCGCGTCAGCCAATACTCGTTCGTCTGGGATGAAGACGGGGCAACGCCACCCCGCTATGTCCTAAACTTGGCTTTACCCAATTTGCTTTCGGGCGGGGGTTAAATGTTCGCACGCCCTGGCATCACCGCGCTGCGCGACCAGGCCGTAGCCGACGTGCTCGTGGAGACGGGCCTGCCGACGCTGCTGCGTCGCTCTCCGCTGCGCGCCCTAGCCTATGCGCAGGCCGGGCTGGCATATGGGCAATATGGCTACCTCGACTGGATCGCGCGGCAGAGCGTGCCTTTCACGGGGACCGGCGTGTTCCTGGAAGCCTGGGCCGCGCTGGTGGATGTGCAGCGCAAGCCGGCCTCCCCGGCGTCCGGCACCGTCGCCTTTGTTGGCGTCCCGGGCGCGACGGTCCCGATCGGCACCCTGCTGCGCCGTGGTGACGGCTTTGGGTATGCGACGACCGGAGCCGTGACCCTTGGCGCCGCTGGCACCGGCAGCTTGCCTGTCCAGGCGCAGATCGCCGGCTCTGCGCTGACACTGCAGCCAAACACCCCGCTGACCCTGGCCGCGCCGATCGTCGGCGTGCAGTCAGGCGCAGTGGCGCAGCCGGTGACGCCGGGCGCCGACCCCGAGTTGGACGCGCCGTTCCGCACGAGGATGCTGCTGCGCTGGGCCTCTCCGCCACAGGGCGGCGACGCGACGGATTATGTGGAGTGGGCGCTGGCGGTCCCCGGGGTCACCCGGGCCTGGGTCAACCCCATCGGAGCCGGCGAGGGCACGGTTGTCGTCTACACCATGTGGGATCAGGCAGAGGCGCCTCACGGCGGCTTCCCGCAGGGCAGAGATGGGGTAACGGATCTAGACTGGCGCGGCGAACCGGCAATGGGCGACCAGCTCACCGTCGCGCTCTCTATCTATCCCAGGCGCCCGGTGACGGCCTTGGTCTATAGCGTGGCACCAGGGCGTTACCCGGTGCCGTTTGCCATCCATACGCCTGCACCCGTGTCTGCTGTCGCCCAGGCCGCAGCGGTGGCGGCGCTTACCCGCGTGTTTCTTGATGTGGCCGATCCGCTTGGCGGCACGGTGCCGCTGGGCCTGTTTGATCAGGCCATCACCAACGCCTTGAGCACCCCTCTATTCACCCTCACCACGCCGACCGCGGCGATCATGGCTCCGCTGGGCAGCCTGCCGATCCTGGGCGCCATCACTTGGACCGGCGGCAATGGCTGACGCTGTGCCGCCGGTCCCGCTCTACGACCGGCAGGATTTCGCACTCGGCTTCCTGGCCTTGATGCCGGCCGGCCCGGTCTGGCCGCGCGAGCGCAATGCCGTGCTGCCGCAGGTCGCCGCGGCGTTGGTGCGGACTTATGAGCAGATGACGTTCAGGGCCGCGGCGCTGCTGGCTGATGCGCCGATGTATACGCTGAACGAGCGGCTGTCCGAGTGGGAAGCCACGCTCGGCCTGCCGGATCCATGCGCCGGCCTTGCGCCGACCGTAGAGTTGCGCCGCCAGGGGGTTGCGGCAGCCATCGCGGCGCGCGGCGGGCAGTCCATCCCCTACTTCACCGCGATCGCGCTACTGCTGGGTTCGGTCATTGAGGTCGAGGAGTTCACGCCATTTCAGGCAGGCGTAAGCGGCGCTGGCAATTCTTGCTGCGGGCCTGGCTGGGCGCATGTCTGGTGGGTCGGGCGTCACGGTTCAAACCCGCCGATGGAATGCACACTGCGGCGGTATGCCCCGGCGCACACGCGCCTTGAGTTCGTGGACCTCGGTGAAATGGCCCGCTGGGACATTGGTCAGTGGGACGTGGATACCTGGGCGGCATAGGAGCGACCTTGAACAAAATTGACGATATCTTTGCAGTCACCGTCCCACCAGTACCTTCTGTGTCGGAAGTTGGCGCTCCGGGCTGGTTTAGCGAATTGGTCGCAGACGCTGGCGTCCGGGCCACCCGAGTGCGCGATTGGTGGTTAAACGCGGTGCAGGGCGCGCTGCTCGGCCTGCTGGACGCGGCGCAGATCGCCCCCAGCAAGACGGATTACAGCGTCGTCACCCGGGCTGTGACGGTCATCGGACGGCGGCGGAAGATATTCAACCAATCCGAGCAATGGCCCGTGCCGGCTGGTTGTTACGGTATAGATTTCATCAGCCGTGGCGGCGGTGGCCCTGGTGGACACGGCAACACAGGTGCGGGTGGCGGCGGATCGGATGGCACTTACTGTGAAGGATACTTGCCCGTTGAACCTGGCGACGTGGTTGAGGTTGCTCTTGGTGGCCAAGGCAATCCCGGAACGCCACTGAACGGCACCGTCGTCGGTGCAACGGCTGGGGGCACCACAACCATATCCGTCAATGGTATCGTCATCGTGACGTGTCCCGGTGGCGGCGGTGGCGGCCTTGGCCCGACCGGGCGGGGTAACGTGGTGCTGGCGCAGGCGACCGGCCCTGGCGATTGCCCACTCAACCAAGCTGGGCAGAATGGCTACTCCACTCCACAAGGCATGTTCGGCGGCATGGGTGGCGGCGGCCACGGTTACATGGGAGGTCTGGCGCAGCCCGTCGCAGCGCAAGGCAGCGCAGACGGCAACGGTGGCCAGAGTGGCTGCGGCGGAAGTGGCGGCGCAGGCAACAGCCTCGGCGGCGTAGGCGGCGGCGGATACGCCAAGTTTCGGTTTTAGGGGATCATGATGCGAACGATCCTATTGGTGATGGTGCTGCTGCTGGTCGCCGAGCCAGTTTTGGCACAGACTGCGCCGCAATTCACGACGAACGGACGGCCGTCAAAGGCTGGCGATCCAATCAGTTTAGGCCAGACGCTATCAGCATTTGCAGGCAAAGCCGACAACGCTCGCTTGGACGCCGTAGCCGCGCACGCCCAAGCCGCCGAAGCTGGAATGCCGGACGCCGACAATGTGGTTGCTCGCGGCGCAGACGGGACCGGCGTGTCGGATGCGACCTCTACGCTGCGACTATCACAAGCCAGCGGCAAGACGGTCTATCTGCCTGCGGGCAGATACCGCTTGACCGACACACTCACCCTCTCGCCGGGCCAATGCCTCGTGGGCGAGGGCCGGACGCGCTCTGTCATCAAGGTCGGCGCCGACTTCAACCCAGGCGCCGCAGCTATCATCGTTGCCGCGGCAGTCGAAACCGGCGCATGTATCCATGACGTCGGGATTGAGTTCGCCCAGCCGAACGATCAGGGTAGTCGCGCCAGTTTTAAGACTCTGGCCCAAAGCTGTAGCACTGGCGCAGGAGGCTCGGGCTGCAAGTATCCGCCGGCCATCATCGCTCCTGGCGCGGCGCGGGCGCAGTTTGAGCGGGTCCGCATTTCGGGTGCTTGGGACGGGGTGATCCTGACCGGCAACGCGGGCGGGCTGCTGGCAAGCGACCTTGAGGTGGGGGCGCTAAACACGGGCCTCTTTATGGATGGCGGCCTCGATTTCTGCCACGTCTCGGGCTATCACTTCTGGCCGTTTGGCTTGGCAACGGGCGCGCTTTACACGGGAGTTTTTTCCGATGGTTTCGTAACTGCGGCTAATCTTGGCCAGTGCGATGACTGGGACATCCGCGGTCTGTCGAGCTTCATGGGGCAGGTCAACTTGCTGGCGAACGCAACGCAAGGCGGCATCGTCAACCTGCTGCTGGATGGCGACAACGCCAATCTGAACATTTTCGGCGGCTTCTGGAACATCTCCAACCTGACCAGCACCAAGGGCACGACTTCGCCCAATCCGGCTATCACCGTCACTGGCGGCGCAACGACGATCACGGGGGTGGATCTACGGAGCACCAGCCCGAACGCGCTGATTTTTCAGAGCGGCGGCATCCTCAAGGTTGCGCACGGCAGGGTGAACCAGAACAACGTCACCACCTCTGCTGTCCTGCAAACCGGCGGACGGATGGCGCTGGACGGGTTGAACATGGCGCCTGGTGCCGGTGTGTGGACGCAGCCTTATGTCTCCAGCACAGCCACGGAGTTCTCCCTGCGGAACTCGTCTTGGGACCAGAAAGGGGCATCAACCGGCACCGGCGTGCAGCTCGGCGTCGATAGCATCGCTGACTATGTGCAAGGGAATGACTTCGGCGGCTGGGGGTTTGTGCCGTTCGGCGGCGGCACAATCGGCACCTACGGCCCAAACAAGGTGGGTGTGTTCGGGTTCACGCCATCACTGCATCCAACGACGCCCGGCACATGGGCGCCCTCGTACAGCTTGCAGAACGGGCGCTATTGGTATCGCGGCGACGGCATTGAGTTTGAGATGCACCTTGTGTTCTCGACCAATGCCTACGCCGGCGCCGCCGGCGGCATGGTGATCACCGGGCTACCCTTTGCCTCAGCGCCAAGCTCCAACGCTGCTGGCGATGGCAACACCACTGCGGTGACGAGCCAATCCAACGTGGCGCTTGACGCCGGCTACACGGGGATTGTGGTCCAGATGCAGTCCCCGCCCACCAATGTGGTGCTGAGCGAAAGCGGGGCCGGGGTGCCGCTGACCGGCATGGGGGCAGGCAGCTTCCCGCCCTCGCGCGCCGGCTTTGAACTGTCGCTGCACGGCTTCATTCCGACCAACTAGGCACAGCTCCGTTTGGCGCGATCTGCGCTGCCTGGTTTTTAACTTCCATCTCATCGCAGACCTGACCGTCCCTCAGAGGAGCCACGCCCATGCTCGTCCATTCCGCCCCTGGCATTACCAACATCCGGCCTGACACCCACGCGGTCCTGCCGGCAGCCGGCGCTGATGTGCCGGACACTGCTTGGTGCCTTCGTGGCATCAAGAGCGGCGACTTGCTTGCGGGACCGGGCACGACCCCCGCGCCCAGCCCGACCCCTACGCCGACCCCAAGCCCGACACGCTCCCCGACGCCTTCGCCCACTCCCACGCCGACCCCCACCGGAACGCCCTACACCCTCCCCATCGCCACCTCGTCCGCACTCGGTGGCGTAAAGGGCGGCGGCAACGTCACCATCGGCGCAGACGGTACGCTAAACAGCGCAACCGGCGGCGGCGCTGCCTTCACCCTGCCAGCGGCAACGGCGGGCGCGCTCGGCGGGATCAAGGTCGGCGCGAACCTGACCGTGGGCGCGGACGGCACCCTGTCCGGCCCGGCGCCAAGCGGCGCCCCCTATACGCTCCCGCCGGCGACCGCATCGGCCCTGGGCGGCATCAAGGGCAGCGCCAGCCTGACGATAGCTGCTGACGGCGCAGCCACGGTGCCCGCTGACGCAACGCGACTGGCCAAGGCCGCCAACCTGTCCGACCTCGCCAGCGCGGCCGCGGCACGCACCAGCCTGGGCCTGGCAACCGTCGCGGCGACCGGCGCATATACCGACCTCTCGGGCAAGCCGACGATCCCCGCGGCGCCCGCTGCCGCCACGTCGTCAGCTATCGGCCTGGTCAAGCCGGGCACGGGCCTGATCGTTGCGGCTGACGGCACACTCTCCACGAATGGAACTGGCGGAACTGCCTACACCCTCCCGGCAGCGTCCAGCGCGGCGCTCGGCGGTGTCAAGGTCGGCGCAAACCTCACCGTGGCCGCAGACGGCACGCTATCCGGCCCGGCGCCGGGTGGCAGCTCCTACACCCTGCCCACGGCCACCGCTACGGCACTGGGTGGTGTGAAGGCTGGTGGCGGCCTTGCAGTGGCGGCGGACGGCACGCTGTCCACGACCGGAACCGGGGGCACGGCATATACCCTGCCTGCGGCCACTGCGGGCGCGCTCGGCGGCGTCAAGGCTGGTTCTGGCCTTGAGGTCGCCGCAGACGGCACGTTGTCTGTGCCAGCGGCGGCTGGCGTCACCATCCGCACCGTGATCGCCGCCGGTCCGGTCACGGTCCTAGCCAGCGACGCAGGCGGTTTCCTCGTCATCAACAAGACGACCGGCGAGCCAACACCCGTCATCTTGCTCGACGGCGTGCGCGTGACGATCAAAGACGGCAAGGGCGATGCGGCCACGAACAACATCACGCTGACCCCGCCGGCCAACGGTTCCCTTGATGGCCAGCCGACGTTCGTCATGTCCAGCAACTATGATGCGTTCGGCGTTCTGCCGTTGGGCAGCGGGAAGTTCGGCATCTACTGATGGCCTATTCCCGGCTCCGCTCTAGCTGCGCCGCGCCATAGCTGGAGGAGTCCGCTATGGCGTACTCAACAAAAGCACTGACCGCGGCAGAAGCTGCATCTGCAGAAGTGGACGCCCTCCGCGCCGAGCTGATTGCCGCGGGCCTGCTGAGCGATCTTTCGTCGCCGCTGCTTAGCCCCATTGATGGCGCCCGTCTGCTTAGCCCCATTGATGGGTCGCCCCTCCTCTCGCCCACTGGAGCCTGAACCATGCGGATTTTGGCAGCTTTCCTTGTTCTGCTGCCTGGCGTGGCCGCAGCTCAGACGCCGCACGGGCTGACCGGACCCGAGGTGCTCTACAGCCTGACGCACCCCAGCCCGACTGTGCTACCGTCCACTGTGCTGCCAACTGGACCGGGCGGGGTGCAGTTGCTGGACAGCACGGGCAGCTTCGTTGTGGCACCGAGCGTTGCGGTCCAGGCATCGACCCATGCGAATGATTTTGCGGTCAGCTCAATCACTGCATTGTCCGATACGATCAAGCAAAGCACCACTGTCTATGGCGCTGCAATGCTGTCGCTGCTCGATGTTTTGCCTGGCGGCCATACGGGTGCGCGCGATGGGCTTGTCAGCGAGGTCCGGTTGAACGGGCCATCTTTGCCTGCCAGCGGCAATCGAAACTACGTTGGCGGCTATTTTCGTGGGGTTGCCAACAGTGGCGACGGCGGCACCCTGGCCGCCCCGCTCGGTGCGGTCTTCGGCGCCAATCCGGTCGCCCAGTGCGCGCCAGGCGCAACCTTCCTTCTAGACTGCACAGCCGCCGAGAACGATGTCGGGCTTTATGCCGGTGCCAGCGCGGCATTTCGGACGGGTCAACGCATCGCGTCCTTTGGCACGGTAAAGGCGACCACACTGGATGCGGCACTCGCAATCACAACCCTGGATAGCGGTTCGACTGGGTTCAATCGGGGAATCGTCTTCAGTAAGCTGGGCGGCCCCAACCCGGTCGATGGGATACTGATCTCTGGCGCTGGAACCGGGGCGACTGCTGTCGGGGGCCTTGATTTTACGGGATACACATTCTCCGGCTACTCACTCGCTCTTCCTGGCGGCTTTATCGTCTCACCCACGGGCTTGCTTACCAACGGAGGCATCACGACGGGCTCCGTTGCGATGTCTGGCACGCTAACGGCACCTTTTATACGGGCAACCGCAGCCGCGATTCCTAAAGTCATATGGAATGGAACGGGCAATGGGACGGACTTGAAGAAATGGCAGTCCTACGTTCAGACTAACGGCAACTTTGAAATAACGAGCTTGAATGATGCAGAAAACGCTGCTGTCCTTGCCATGAGTATCTCTCGGAATACTGACGGTTCCGTCGGTTTTGTCTCATTTCCTCCCAAGGTTCTGGCTAATAATGGCATAACCGTCACCGGAACGGCGCAGGCTGACCAGTTCAATTCCAACGGCATATTTGGAGTGAGTTGTGCGGCTGGATCGGTGAGCGCGTCCACGATGGTCGTGACCAACGGCATCGTCACTCACTGCTGACTGCGGACGCCGAACGCTCCTGCCCAACGGCACGCTTCGCACGGCCGGTGTCGTCGTGGCCAGCACTCAGCCCTAATCCCGGAGAACCCGCATGGCATTCCACCTCACGACGGCTGCCGAGGTCGGCAAGCTGCTTAATTTCACGTCCAACGATCTGATTGCGCTCAAGGCGCTCGCGGGCGGCGGCACGCCCAGCAGCGGCACCGTGTCATCCGGCTCCAACGCTCTAAAACTGAACAGCACAGGCACCGCCACTACGCCGCACCAGGATGCGTTCCTGTCGGCGTCGCTGGCGTCGCTGGATATCCGGGTTAAGCTGTCAACCGACAACCTTAAATCCAGCACTGGTTTTGCTCGGCTGGTAAGTTGTTTTGGTGCTGATGGTAGCGGATGGATGTTCGGTTGTCAATTTGACGGCAACTTGGGGTTCATCTACGCAAACGCGGCGGGAAATGGCATCGTATTTCCATATACGGGGGCCGGAGCTATAGCCGTTTCTCTCACAACCGATACCTGGGTCCGAATGACCTATGCGTTTTCTGGAACCGGGTCTGGCGTAGTGACGATGTACTCTAGTGCGACTAATTCAAACTATGTTCAAGCAGGCGACCCGCAAACCGTAGCCGTCGGTTCAGCAACACTAAAAATTGGCACCGCGCCATTGCAAATCGGCCCATCGCCCGATGGCCTGGTTTCTTCCAGCATGGTTATCAAAGGCGCGCAAGTTATCGCCAACGGGGCAACCGTTGTAGACGTAGATTTCACAAGTGCTGCGGTCGGCGCAACCTCTGTAACAGCATCTACGGGCCAGGTGTTTACGCTTAATGCCCCGGCGGCAATTGCCGCATCGTCCAGCGTTAGCGCTGCGCCAGCACCTACCCCCGCGCCTACCCCGACACCCGCCCCAGCGCCCGCGTCGAACGTCTCGATCACCTACACCGGCCCGCTGACGATAGTCGCAACGCCGGTTCCGGCCACCGCCACTCTGATCGGCACCTATTGCCCGAACAACACCCAGGAAATCGCGGACTACCAGACCTGGTTGGGCAAGGCGCCGGATCTGGCATCGGTCCATACCGGGCAGGGTAGCGCCAGCGATTTCATTGGCTCAATTGACTACTGCCTCGGCAGCAACGGCTATTCTGGCACGAAATGCGTGTCCGTACCGCTGATCTGGAATGGTGCCACGCTAGAGGCGGCTGCGGCTGGCACCTACGATGATCTTTACAGACAGGCAGCGGCAAAAGTCGTTTCCGCTCTTGGCAACCAGTCTGTCATCTATGTCCGCACCGGCTGGGAGCACAACCTGTACGGACAGATGCCGTGGGCGTCGAATGGCAAAGAGGCCGCATTCCGCGGCGGGTTCCAGCGGTTCTACACCATATTCAAGGCCGCAAGCCCGAAGATTATGGTTGTCTACGGGCCGAACATCGGCGGCGACGACTGGCGCGTGACGTATCCAGGACGCGCCTATTGCGATCTGATCGGGATGGACTTCTACCACTACCCAGAGTTTGGCGCACCTAGCGATCCCTATCTCGCCTGGGATTTCATGTTGACGCAGCAGTATGGGTTGAATGACCTTGTAGCGTTCGCCACCGCGGAGGGTAAGCCAATCTGCATCCCGGAATGGGGCATTCGGCTTGATGATTTCGGCCCGTATATCAAGCTCTACTATCAGTGGTGCATCACCAACAACGTCGTGTATTCCAACTACTGGGACAGCGACGGCGCATATCCGAGCAAGCTGAGCGAAGGCAGCCGGCTGCTATCGAACGGGGCAGCATATCGTCATTACTACAATCCGGCGAAATACCCGACTGAGCCTTTCGTGCAGATTAACCTTATGGCCGGGGCGCAGGATATTGCCAACACGGGCACTTGGTTCAATGGCTATATCGGGAACGGCACAGTAAGCCGCGCCCCGAACTCTCTGGTGTTCGACGGCGGCGGAAATGCTCAGGGCAATCAGCAGATCAGTTGGATTCAGAACACTGCCCCGGTCGGTAATTACCTGTTCGCAGCCACGCTGACCCGTACCGCTGGCACGGATACCGTCTCGGCCTGGGTCGTGGATCAGAGCGGCAACAACATCACAACCTTGGACCTAGACACCGCGAAGCTGCCGGCGAATGTAGCAACGCGGGTTGCGATACCGGTCCCCATCACGGTCCGGCAGAACCGCTGCGATGTGCGGTTCTACCATGGGCAGGCTGGCACAGTAACGATCAAGGCGACGGACCTCGGCTTCTTTGAGGACACCATCGCCGATCCCACACCTCACGCAGGCGGAGCTGTATAATGGCGTTTTCAAACAAGGCTCTGACCGCGGCTGCCGCCGCATCCCAAAAGGCCGACGCCCTGCGCGCCGAGCTGATCGCGGCGGGCGTGCTGCACACCGTCGCGACTTCCTACACGGTCGCCCTGGCGTCCAGCACGGGCATCGTTGGTACGGCGGTCAACTTCACCGCAACCCCCGTGGGCGGCGGCTGGCCCGCGGGCGAAACGCTATCGCCGGCCCTCGGCGGCATCGCGGGCACGTTCAGCCCGCAGACGGCATCGCCTGCCGCGGGCAGCACGACGCCGGCCACCTTCGCGCTGACGCCGGGTGCGGCCGGTGCGGGGACGGTCACGGTGACGGCCAGCCCGAGCATGGGGACGCCGGCCGGGGTGCAGATCACGGTGTCGGCGGCTGCTCCGGTCGCGCTGCCGACGATCACCACCACGACCAGCGGCGCTACCTTCGTAGCAGGTGCTGCGGCGGGCGTGGTCGTGGCCACGCTGTCCGCGCCGCCAGCAGGCGCTACCCGCGCGCTGCTGCCTGGCGATGGGAGGCTGGTGCTGAACAGCGCTGGAACGGCCATCGTCGTGGGCATGACGGCGGCCAGCGCCGGCACGATCAGCGCCACTGTGAAGGACACCAAGAGCGGGAGCGCGGACAGCCCCGTGCTGACGGTGCCGGTCACGGTGACGGTGGCGCAAAGTGTGCCGCCGCCCGCGGCCACCCCAACCAACGGCGCCACCCTGCACAGCTTCAACTTCGTCAACTGGGGCACCGCATCCAGCGTCGGCATGGCGCGGCAGGGTGTCGTGTTCAAACCAGGTGCGATCCCGGCGGGCAGCTCGGTCAAGGTGCAGCGTGCCGGCGCCGACGTGGCCGTGCAGTTCAACGAGCGCCGCAGTTGGCCGGATGGCTCGCTGGCCTTCGCGGTCATGCACATCCGCGACACGCCTTTGGCCGCCGGCGTGCGGCAGGCATACAACCTCGTGCTGGTGCTCGGCGCGCCGTTCACCGATGTGGCCGGCACCACGCCGGACCAAATCGCCGCTGGCCATGCGTTCAGCATGACCTTCGCGAACCATACCAGCCAAAACGACACGACCACGACCCCTGTCGGCTCCGGCACCTCGACGGCCAGCCTTGCCACGCACATGGCCACCGCGACCCGGCGCGAGGCGCACCACGTCGGCCCCGTGTGCGACGGCGCGGTGTGCTGGGGCATGGTGCAGGACGCCACGGGAGGCACCCTGGATGCCCACCTCAAGGTCAACTGGGAGGTGGACCGCTGGAAGAACGTCGATGGCTCCACCTACGCAATAGAGATCGCGTGCCAGCCAGCCCAGGATTGGTATGACGTCGCGGGCAAGACCCGGCGGAACTACGACGCGACGTTGCTTGACGGTGCGACGACTATCGAAACCTATGCCGCAGTCCCGCACACCTATAACTGCTCATGGGTCACGGTCCAGAACAGGGGCGGCTTCAACCGTGGGCGAGCGCACTGGGTCGGTGGAGCATGCCCCACGCTGTCCTATGAGCCTGACCGCGCTTACTGGATCGCCGCTGGTTTCGTGGCGCCGCTGAACCTAACCCGTCAGCGCACGCCGATGGCGTCTCCTGGAGGCGGCGCCGGCAACGCAGTCTATCTGCCCATGTCCAACCAGGAGCACCGTCCCAGCATTGACGGCACCGGCGCCTACATGGGCCGCGGTGTGATGCCCAACTGCGACAACCTGGCGTTCCTCTCGCAGTCGCCGTCCGACGTGGCCATCGCGCGTATCAACGCCAAGGCTGGGCAGCATGTGTTCTGGCACCACCGCAGCGCGCACCAGCGCACCCGGCCAGGCGAGGCCGCAGATGTGGCGAACACCATCGTTGCCCTCAGCATGGCCGGTCCTGCGACCCTGCCGGCCTTTGACTTTACGGCCCAGGGGCTACCGGCCCCGATTGACGCCTATTGCGACACACGCAACGATCCAGCTTTCAAGGGCAACTACGTCGTCCCACAAGGGGGCAGGGTTTATTTCGACACGAGCTATGGTGATGGGATAGCAGGCGGAAACTCCCGCTCGAATGATGCGAGCCATGCGGTCAACTTCTGCTATTTCATGTATCTACTTGAGGGCAAGAGATACGACCTAGAGGCTACTCTTGATCTCGCACAGAATACGCTGCATCAGGGAACCAACCCCCTAAACAACCCATATGTCATATGGGAATACGGCAGCGGCACCATTTGGCACGCCGTCACTCAGTTTGCCACCGGCGAGGAACGTAATACTGGATGGGCACAAAACCTGGTTTTCCATGCTGCCGGGGTCGTGCCAGATAGCCATCCTGCAAGCCCGTATTTCAAGCGGCTGGTTCAGCAGCAGGGGCTTTATATAAAGGCCACATTAGATGGGATGCCGCCGGATTGGAAATTGTCCGGCGTTCACCCTTGGACAGACAGCGCCGGTGTTCACACCTGCTGGGAACTCGCGTTCTGTGCCTTGGCTGCCTATAGCGGCTGGCGCTTGACCAAGGACACAAATATCAGAGCTTGGGCGGACTACACATCGCAATGGGCCATCAACAATGTGCGGGACCGCATCTCGCAAATTAGGGAATACCGGGGGTCAAACCAGCACAATCCTGGGGTGGGGTATAACATTAGAACCAACCCATATTATACCGGGTCGCTTGAGATTGACGAACCTACCGCCAACGCAGCCGCAGCTACCGGCATTCTGACAATTACCAAAGGCTATCTGCCGGATAACGGTGCGATCCTGTATGCATCAGCAAAAAACTATGCCACGGGTGATACCATCGTCCCACCTGAACTTACCAGAAGCACGCCATATTATGTGCGTGACGGGTCAGGCACCACATTCCGGTTGGCGGCCTCTCCTGGCGGCATCGCGATCAGTTTTGCGGCTGACAGGACCGAAATCCATTTCCTTTATGACAATTCCTACAATCCAAACGGAGCTAACCCGTTCGGTGATACGAATGCCGATGATACGCCGTGCATGAACAGCGCGGTGATCGTTGAGGCTTATTGTGCCGGTGCGCCCACCGCCACGTCTGCGCTCGTGGCCCGCACTCAAAACTTCATCACGGGTTGCGTGCCCGTGATGGCTAGCTGGGCAAGCTGGGACTACGACGTGCCGGCCAGCATACCCGCGACCTCCGTAGCGGCCACGCTGCCGCCTGTCGTGCCGAACCTGCGCCTGGCTTACAACGCCGCCGACCTGTTCTGGGTCCGCTGGGACATGCCCGCCAACATGGGCACCACGCCGCTGTTCAAGGTGGAGGTGTCCGGCGACGGGGGCAGCACCTATACCGTCTTGCAGGCAAGCACACCAATGCTCGCCTGCCAGGTGACACCAGGCACGTCGGCACCACGGGCGCAGACGGTGCGGGTGACGGCGATCAACGACGCGGGGGCGAGCGCCACGCCTGCCACGATGGCGGTGACGATGAAGCCCTATACCAGCAACCAGAACTTCCCGCTGGTTCTGAGCGGAGCGGCGGGGCCGCTCACCGGCAATGCGGTTGTCGCGGCCTGGAACGGCGGCGATGTCAGCCATTTCGCACTGGATGGTTCCGGCGACATGCTGGTGTCAAATGTGGATAGCACACGGGGCATCCTACAGAACGCCGGAACGGTATCCGCTGACGGCACACTGTTGGTCATCCTCGCGGCAGGTAGTGACCGCATACTCGATGCGGTGCTGCGGGCATCGGGATCGGGTAGCACAGCGGATGGCTATCTGATCTCAGTCACTGCATTTAACAACGGCACGCAATTGGCCGTCGCGTTCTACGTTTGCACGAACGGGAACTTTGCTCAGCTTGGCTCAACGGTGTTTCCGAACGACCTCGGCGGCATGAACTGGTCCTATGGCATAGCCGGCAGCCGCTTGTCGTTTGCCGTCAACGGCCAGGAGTTGGCTGCAGCTACTGATACCACCTTCACTGCAGCCGGATTTGTCGGCCTGGGTATCGGTGGGCCAGGCCCCACCCGTACCAAACTGTCCCAGGTCACGTATCAGGCTAGCCTAGGCGACGTGCAGTACACGGATCAGCAAACGCCCACCCCTGCGCCCACGCCTGCCCCCGATAGCACTCTCACGGGCCTGCCCTCGACCATCGTCGCCGGTCAGCCCCTGTCGGCGGTGACGTACACCCCACCGCAGATTTCCATCTACTTCGTGCTCTACAATGTGGCCGGCGCCGTCGAGGAAGGCCTGCGCTGGCCCAGCGGCGTGATGTCTGGCGCACTGAACCTGCTGATCCCGCAAACCGCGGGGGCCTATACCGTGCGGGCCTACGATGCAGCGACCGCCGGCAACAAAGTCTACGAAAGCGCGCAGATCAACGTGACGGCATCGCCAGGCGCACTGCCTGCCACGCCGACGCAGACGGCGGACACCGGGGCGACCTCAAGCGGTGTCATCATGAACTGGACGGCCACTGGGACCAGCTACCGTGTCCTGGCCCGGCATGGCGTTGGCACTGTTTATGGCAGCCTGGCCGACGCGACAGTGACGACGAACAGCTACACGTTCACCGGGCTGGCGGCCAACTCGTCCTCGCGGGCCATCGTCATCCCGCAGAACGCGAACGGCTATGGGACGCCGACCGGGCAGCTCCTGTCGTTCACCACGGCTTGATGGCAAGGGAGCAAGTGGCAAATCCTGCCACTTGCTTTGCTGATGTCAGGTTAGACACACTGCAGCCTGGTCAGCTTCGTGGAAGCCTTCCGGCGCAGCATCCCGAATGCCGCGATGCCCAGCCCGAGCGTTGCCAACGAAGCTGGCTCGGGGACCGGGCTGGCCGTTGCGGTTGCGGTCAACTGCCCGGTGACGATGCAAGCAGTCGGGCCGGCGGACTGGCAGCCGTTCCGCTCGCTGCCGAACGGCCCGGTGAACGTGCCGCCGGTCCCGGTCAGTTGCAGGGCGTCCAGCGTGCCGTTGAAGGTGATGTTGCCGGATGCCACACTGCCCACGAAGGTCAGGGACACGTTCAGGTTGGCGTTGCTCCCCGAGGTCGGCGTAAGCGTCTGCCCGATGGACGCGCTCACGAAGTCCGCCACGTCGCCGCTGATCGTCTGCACTTGGCTGGTGGCGGTTTCGACCAGGTTGAACGACCCGCGCGCGACTGCCGCGTCCGAGATGACCAGATCGAACTGCGCCACGGCGCCAAGGGATAGCGCCGCCGCATTGTAGGTCTGACCGGTCAGGTCGAAGACCGCCGCCTGCGCCCCCGTTGCCAGCCCGCACGCCATCGCCGCCGCCAGTAGTGCTGCACGCATTCGCCGTCATCCTTCCCGGAGCCGGGCGCTCCCGGAACAAGACAAACCGTGCGGCGGATGTCTGTTTTCGTCAACGATTGTCGGCGGCCACTGTGACGCGGGACACACGCAGCGCCGGTTTTCCACAACAGGAGAAACCCATGCTCATTCACCAATTGGCAGCGCTTTTTTCCCGCGTCACTGCGGAATTGCAGCGCATGTCCGATGCCGAGGCTGCGGCGCTATCTCAGCTTGTCGTTCAACCCATCCTAGAGAGGCTTGACATTATGACCATCGACGTATCCGCCCTGACCGCCGACGTGACGGCGCTCCAGACCGCCGTGACCGCCAGCGTGGCCAGCTCCGCAACGCTGGAAACCCAGATGACGGACCTCAAGACCGCACTGGCCGGCGACACCAAGGCTCAGGCGCAGCTTGACGCGCTGGACGCCACGATCAAGACGATGAAGGACCAGCTCACGCCGGTCGCGTCGCCCGCGCCGTCGCCCGTGGTGCCGGCTCCGGTTGACCCGTCCAGCCCGGCCCCCGTCGTCCCTGCGCCCGTGGTTCCGGCGCCGGTCAGCACCGACCCGTCCGCTCCGGTGCCCGTCGTGCCGGTTGATCCGGCAGCGCCCGTGCCGGCAACTGGTCCGACCGTGCCGGTTCCGCCGACGCCCATCAGCTAACGCGACAAGCGGGGCGCGCGGCACAAGCTGAACACAAATGCCGCGCGCCCCTAGCCGCTAGCCTGGAGGTGCTGACTAATGCCGTTCATTCGGAAATGGCGTGGTTTCTTCGCTACCATGCGCGCGTATGTGCCCCTGGGATTTGAGGTCGGCATGTGCATCATCTCGTTCCGCGCCGCCTGCATCCTGCTGTCGAATCAGGGCCATCTTGAGATCAACGATCAAGCCTATGTAGCCATGATGCATATGATGCCACGAGAGTGGCGCTGGGGTGTGCTGGCGGGGTGCGCGAGCGGCCTAAAGGCGATCGGGTTCCTCGGGTTCTTCGCGCGCACGGAGCGAGGGGTCGAGCGCGCATTCCTGCTGCGCGCCGCCGGGTGGATGCTGTCCGCGGTGTTCTGGACCGCGTTGGGCGTGACGCTCTTGATCGGCGCCCCCTGGACCATCGGCAACGGCGCCATCTTGATGTTGGGCATTTTCTCGCTTGGCTTGGCCCTGGCCGGTCCGGTCATGACGGAGAACCCCAATGGTCGATGAGCGGAATTTCGACGGGCTGCTGAAAGAAATCTGGAAATCGCTTGGTAGGGTCGAGGCAGGGCAGGAAGGTCTCACCGAGAAGCTGGAGGAGGACCGGCGGAACGCAAAGGAAAGCATCCGGGAGCGTGACGCGAAGTTCCTAGACCAGTCCACGAAACTCGACGCCCTGGCCGACCGCCAGCGGGACGATGCCCACAAGCTGGCCAACGTCCAGCAGCAGATGGTCTTGCAAGTTGAGGGCGTCCAGAAAGAGGTGATCGGCGTCGGCGTCAAGGTGGACGACCAGGAGAAGCGGCTTGGAGCGATTGAGGCTCCCATCCGCAAAGCCGTTGCAACGCGGCAGGCCCGCACGGCATCGCTGGCCAAGATTGTGACCATTGCCTCAGCCGTGTCGGCTACGGTGTGGCTCTTGGTCGAGCCGATCTGGAAGATCGCCGTGGACCTGCTGCTGCATAAGATCATCAATGGCGGGTCGGTGCCCTGATACCCGCCTAAACTGGTTCGCCATGGTATGCGCCGTCGCCAGCGTGATCCCGTGCGTGCTGGTTGCCAACATGATGACGCTGCCTTGGGCAGGGGTGCGGACCAAAGTGCAAGTTGCTGGCGTGCTGTTCGGGGCGTCCACAGGCGTGTGGGTCAGCGTTGCGATCAACGCGCCGACGCCTTGGCTGGATCGGCTGAACTAGGCGCTGTGAGGCCGGGTTTGATACCGGCTGCGGAGCCAAGCGGCTACAGCCTTAGACGGCTGATAGTGGGTCGCTTCGTAAGCGCCGGATGAACCGGGCCATGTCTCCGTAGGCATTCCTTCTTGCGGGTCCATCCCCGCCGCTCGCAGCTCCACCACCATACCACACCCGGCCCGGGCGAGGGCAACCCCAAATCTCCGGAGCATAGCATGACCTGGCTTCAAAGCCTCGCCGCCGGCTATCTGCGCGATGCCGGCTTCAGCATTTACGACGCAGGCGAACTGCCGCCGGTGCCACTGGCCCGCGCCGAAGGCATTGTGCGCGGCACGGGCAGCACGATCATCCCGGCCGGCGTGGTGTTTGCGGTGGGCGCCACCGGCGCAACCAAGCTGCTGGAGGACGAAGGCTGCACCGTGCTGCGGCCGGGCCAGGAGCCGGACATCAGTTTGGATCAAGCCGAGCGCCGGGTGAAAGCGGCTGACCTTGTAATCCTGCATCCCGAGCTACCGCCTGCCATCGGTTGGTGGGACGCCAAGCCGCCCGTAAAATCTGACGATCCCGTACATCCATCGCGCGACGTGCTGAGCGTGCTGGATGGCATCGTGACCTACGCCATCGGCGCGCAGGTCCGCACCTGCAAGATCAAAACTTTCCACCAGTGGCGCCGGAACGCGCACGCGACGTTGCGGCCGTCCGCGCCTGAGCCGGTGCTGCCGTCGATCCCGGAGGATAGGGCATGACCTCGACGGTCTTTCTGTGGTCGTTCGTCATCCCGTGGCTGTCAGCCTTCGCGCTGGCCTTCATCCCCATCGCCGGCGGAATCATCAGCACGTTCGTCATTGCGGCGATGCACAAGCGCAACCTGGACACGGCCTGGTTCCAGGCCATCAGCCGTGCGGGCGGTGAGGCATACGGCTCGCTACTGGCGTCCGGTAAGCCCATCACGGATCAAGCCGCGCTGCTTGCTGCCGCTAAAGCCGGGGCTGAATACTTGCAGGCTCAAGTGCTGCCGCAGGTCACAGCACGCGCATTGACGCCGCAGAGCCTCGCTCAGATCGCCGGGGCGGAGATGAAAAAGCTGTTCGCAGTGGACCCTACCATCGGGCCGGGCGCAGCCACCGTCACAGCGACGGCAGCCCCGGGGCAGACGGCATCAGCGTCAGTCAGCCCAGCGCCCAGCAGCCCCTAACCCCAACGAGGTATCCCATGCAGCAGGATCTAGAACAGGCCAGCGCCGCGATTGACGACGCGGTGAAGGCATACGCCGGGCAAATCACGGTCATGCGCCAGCAGCTCGCCGCGAAGCAGGCCGAGGCCGCATCTATGGCGGCGGCGCTGACGCAGCACGAGACGCATTACAGCGCCATCTCGACGTTGCGGCCCGCGGCGGACCAGCCCGCGCCCGCGCCGTCCGCAATCCCCGTCGCGCTGGTGGGGGACGCTCCCGCGGCTCCTAGTCCAAGCTCTGGCCAAACGCCGCCGCCCATTCTCGCTCGGCTGGCTGAGGCAATGGCGCAGATGACGCCGCCGGGCGTGCCGTATCCGACGACCCCGCCGGGCGTCTGAGGCTGGATTAGTCGCCTCCCTCAAGACGATACGGCTGCAACAGCACCTCCGCCGGAATGCGCCATTCCCGGTGCAGCTTGTATGCCTGCTCCTTCGACAACGGGCGGCGGCGGCTCAGCAACTCCGACGCGCGGGACCGCGATCCCAGCAGGCGGCTTAGGTCGGCCTGCGTGTAGCTGCCCTGCTCCATCCGGTAGCGGATCGCCTCCACCGGATCGGGCAGGTCAATCGGCCATGCCTGGCTCTCGTAATGCTCAATCAGGCTAGCAAGCACGTCGAACCGCTGACTTTCCGGGCTGCCCATCTCGGGTTCATGGTCAAAGTATTGCTCAATCTCCTTGAGCGCCCAATCGTAGTCCGCCTCAGTCTTGATGGGTCGAATGTCCATTATACCGTCTCCACGTTTATGCGGTCATACTGCGCGTGGGTGCCGATGAACTTGATCAGCACCCGCTTGTGTGCATAGGCGACGCGGACAACCAAACGATACTTGTTGCCACTGATGTCGAAAACGATCCGATTGTCAGCCACGAAGTCCACCGTCGCCCCATACTCCACCTTCACATCTGCCGGGCCAGACCACGCGGCCTTGCTGACCGCTGAGAACCAAACCTGCAACGGCGTGCGTGCCTGGGGATGGCTTTCCCAGAAAGTCCGCAGCGTCCGCTTGGCGATGATGTGCATGGACATTGTGTAACATGTTCCCCGTTGGGGAACAACAAGTATCTTCCCTGTTGCGGAGGAGTCCGCCCCCGGACGGCATCCGGCAACCCTTCACGAAAGACATCATCATGAAAAACATCCTGCTTGCCGGGCTGGCGACCCTTGCCCTGGCCGCCTGCGCCCAGAACCCCACCACGGGCGCTGCCGAGATCACCAGCGTGGCCCCGGTGTCCGCCACCACGCTGCGAAGCGTCATTGCGGAGGGGCAACTCCTGTGCAGCGCTGGCCCGGCGACCGTGGCCATGTTCAGCACCAGCGGCGCGGCGATCCTGGCCAAGGGTGCGACCAAGAGCGCGGTGGACGCCGTGTGCGCCATCCTGGGTGCTGTGGCCGTGTCGCCGGCAGGTGCGCCCGTGGGCACGGTCAGCGTAGCGCTGCCGCCCTCGCTCGTGATCCCGCTCAAGTCGTGAGGCGCGGGCTGGCTGCCTTGCTCCTGACAGCCAGCCTCGCCCTCAGCGGTTGTGCGGCGGACGGCTCTGTGGATGCAGCCAAAGCCTGCCAGATCACGATCACCATCGCGCAGGCTGTGCTTTCCAACTGCAAGTAATGGACCCCGCCGTGAACGTCACCGCTGACCTTCTCGCCCAGGCCGGGGTGCTCAACCCTGCCCACTGGACGGCACCGCTCACGTCCGCCTGCCTGGCGCAGCAGATCACCACGCCACAGCGCTTGGCCGGGTTCCTGGCGAACGTGCTACACGAGAGCATGAACCTGTCGCGCGTCTGCGAGAGCCTGGACTACACGCCGCCGCGGCTACGTCAAATCTGGCCGCAGCGGTTCAGCGTGGCTGATGCCGACCGTATGGCGCGGACCGTTGAGCATCCTGCCGATCAGCGAGCGATTGCCGAGCGGGCGTATGGAGGCCGGATGGGGAACCGTGCGGAGGGTTCCGGCGACGGCTGGGCGTTCCGTGGACGCGGGCCGATGCAGGTCACGGGGCGGGATGGCTATGAGGTGGAAACCAAGGCCACCGGGCTGGATCTGATGGCCGTGGGCGCGTGGCTGGAAACCCCCGAGGGCGGCAGCCTGTCGGCGGCGCGATACTGGAACACGCACGGCTGCAACGGCATGGCAGACCGTATGGACGTGACCGGGTTCCGGCAGGCGGTCAACGGCGGGCTGCTCGGGCTGGACGCGGTTACGGTGCGGTGGCGGACGCTGCTGGGGTTGCTGGGCGTGTCGCTGACCGCCCGCCCGCTGTCGCCGGGGATGCAGCGCCCGCCGGTGGGGGTCGTCAGCCGGCAGCAGAGCATGGCGGACGATGCGGCGACGACGGCGCTGAACGATGCTGAGATGGCGCGCATCGCGCAGGGCGCGGGTGAACGCTGAGTTGGCAAGGCGGCTACGGCTGGATGGCGCGGTGGAGGAGATGGAGACGTGAGCGAAAGGACGACACGCGTCGCTAGGAAGATGTGGTTCGCTGTTGCTTACCTGCTCGGCGGGGCCGGGCTTGCGATCATGGTCCTAGGCCGCGGAGGGCTTTGGGAACACGTCGTTGGAGCTATGTGCAAGTGAGCGATCAAACGGCGATTATGCACTTGACGACACTTGTCGATCCGGTGTATGACTTCGCCCATGAGCAGCGACCATACCTTGCCCCCGAGCGACAAGAACCCCCAAGGCGACCTGACCCTAATGACGGTCATGCAGC